TTTTTGAGGGGGGGGTGATCAACTTTTGTCCTTACTGACCCAAGGAGCATTTTTTGGGGTTGTTGAATTTGAGCATTACAATTATGATAATGAAAAAAAAACTTTTCAACACGTTTTTTTCAGTTACTTAAACTGAAAAATACAAAAAATTTGATTATAATTATTTAAAGATTAATTTGTAATATCATACAAATGACAAACAATATCGCAGAACCCATTACGAATGAAGTAACTTTCTACATGAAGCATGTAAAAACTCGCGTTTGTAGAGCAATTCTAGATAAAACTGAATGGGACAGTTTTACTGAATATGAATTGGCTTGTGGTGGTACTGATAAATTTAGTTGTGTAATCACTGACGGTTATCTTGATAATTATGAACCAGAAAATGTAGATCGTTCTAAATATCTTGTAACACCTATTGCTCTTCATCATTTGACCTATGAATTTAGAGAATACCTTCTAAAAAATTATCTTCACTGCTCTCTATTTGATTACGAGACTCTAAATGCGGACAGTAATTGTTTGTATGTTGTTGTTCCTTACCGCGACTATTGGATGAGTGATAATCATGATGATAATGACGATGGTTATTATAATTCCAATGATAATCAAAATGAATATGTAGAGGATAAAACCCAAGCTACTATTCACAAATATTTTGACTATTGTTCCGATGAGGAATATCAAAACAATTTTAAATGTCCTCAAAATCAAGTAACTACTACAAGTCTAAATGATAGATTTAGTGGTGAGGGTGTTGTTCAAGATAATACTTCACCTATTGCCAAAAAAGGGCTGGCTGATTTTAGTTTTATGGTAAACCCTCGAACTAATAAAAGCTATGTTCTTTTCCGACCAAAAAGACAAATCTTGAATAAAGACCAACAGGGATGGGTTAAATATGCAGATGGACTAGTATATCCGCGTGAGTGGAATCTTATCGAAGATTATCGTACACTATTTTTCAAAAACAAAGTAAATGGATGGATTGTAGGTATGGGAAAGAAAAAGGTTTTGGAAGAATTGGGAGCAACATATCTTGAAAACGTTGATTAATTATTTGTAAGTTATTAATTAAATTAATGAAAAATTTGATTTATATTTTTTATTAATTTAAGATATTATCTGAAAATGGTAGCACAAAAGGAATTCATGTTTCGACTTAATCAACTTAAAGGAGGAATTTACCAACAAATTCTTCTTAAATCAGGTTGGAAAAGTCTAAATCAATTTGAGATAGAAGCACCTGCCTCTAACTATTTTAATATCAGTATTAATGATGGTTTGTTATATAACCAAGCAGACTATAAGTTATCATTTAATGAGGGATATGATGTCTATGTTCTAAATCTTCATCATCTTGAACATGAATCACTTCTGCTCATTCTAAAAGAATTGGATGCTCCTTCTCTAAGTCATTACGAAGTTTATCATAATGATACAAACTACATATATGTTCATATTCCAAAGTATGCGTATTGGAAAAATTATATTTCACAAAACCAAGATATCAATGAGTATGTAGATGATGATAAAACTGTAAATGCGGATATAGTAGAAAAAAACAATTGGATTCAATTTGGTGATCTAAATGAACGCTATGTAGTAGATTATACAGGAAACTGTTTGAAGGGATTCTATTTTAAATCCATCCAGGATGGAGAACATACAACCTCATTTATGCTTTATCGTCCTAATATTATGCGTGTAACTTGGAGAGGAGTTGAATATTGGGATAATCTGGATAAATGTTGGTATGTATACAAAAAAGAATTTACTCTGGGTGACCATTATCCTCTTAGATGGGTAGAGAAGGATAAGAGTTGGATTGCCCCCGCACAATATTTGGATATGCTCATCAAGCATGGAGCTCAAAGACTTATTCAATACCGGAATACTCGAAAATAAAAACTGGAATTAAATACACAAAGGCATTTATGTTCATGAGTAATGAAAATATAAAAACAACTATAAAAATTATTTTATTGATTGTATCTATTTTTTTTCCAAATCTAGTTTTTAAACTATTTCTAGATAAAATCCATAAAGCTAATATAAATGATACTACATTTCCTAATGGACATATTTTGTTTTCATATTCTCCAGTATTAATCGGATGTTTAAAAAAGTTTCCAATAGGTTGATTATTAATAACATATTCTAAAGGGTGATGTATTGAAAACGATGTTTTAAAATAGTTATACATATAAACAATATAAATAGCTTCAATTATATCTATATAGTTCATTTATAATATAAAAAGATATTAAATAGCAGTTTCTAAATAATATACTATTACATTCCATAAAACTAGATACATAGCATATAGTAGGGTAGCATATTCTAACCATTCTTTCTTATTAAAATCATATTTTTTGTAAAGTTTAGCAAACAATACTATATTTAATGCGGCTAATGGTGTAACTACTAAAAATCTTTCCCTCATAGTGAGACCAAAATATTCTGCTATGATTAGAGATAATACATTCCAAACTCCAAAATAAATAGGTGCGGTTACTGTATAATCAAAATAAGTATAAGTTTTTTTTGTTAAATTTTTATCAACTAACCAGAAAAATGGAGCAAATATTAAAAAAGATGAACCTATAATAAATTGTTTTAAATATTTCATTATTATAATAATGATATATTTTTAATTATTATATAAAAAATTTCCTATAGTATAAATATAAAATGGATTTAAGGGTATCATTACCTAAAGATATATGGTATCAGATTTTATCTGAAATACCTCTTTCAAAATACCCCCAGATAGGTAATGTTGATTCTATGCTTCGTAAAATATATAACGAAATATTATCTGTACAAATATCTGAATCCGTATTTGATGATATATTTAATGAAGCCTTTTATATAGGATGTTATTCAAAATATAGATTCCAATACATTGATTTTGATAGTAAAAATCCGTATAATATTTATTTGCGAATACCTAATATTATTAGAATAATGAGTGGTATGGGAGAACTTGCGTACTCTAATTAATCTGTTGTAAATGTAATATCATATGGATTGATAAAATATAATTCTCTACTTTTTAGCACATGACTAACAGATTTATATTTAAAATTTCTAAGCAAATAAGTAATAATGCTTTTATAAAATATAGGAGATATTTGTTTACTTGGACATATTTGAGGACCTACACCAAATACAATTTCCTGAGATTTTGTATCTCTATTTTTCCATCTATCAGGATTAAATGTATCTGGTTGTGAAAATAATTCTTTATCTCTTAAAATGCTAGAAAATAGTATGAATATTTGGTCACCTTTTTTAAAGTCTATATTATGATATTTCATATTATTTTGTACTGTTCTTTGCATATTAATATTGATAGTATTGAATAGTCGTATATGTTCAATTACACAATAGTGTAAATATGTGTTTTTTGAATACAAGTCAAAATTATCGCTATTTATTTCTATAATAATTTTATCATAGATATCCCTAAAATTCAAAATAACACACATAAGATTGGGTATTAAAAAATTTATTATAAATATAAAAGGAGCAAACCAATGAGGTATTTGGTCATTAATTATATCTAATGTATCATTTCTATATAAATTGGCATAATTTAATAAAGAACATTTGGGAGAATCTTTATAGCTGTTTTCTAAATGTTTTATATATACTTTATAAAAATCCGTAGCTAATAGGTCATAAACTGTAGTAACATTTTTAATATAATCTTTGAGTATATTTACATCTAGATTATCAGTACTACCATAAATTGTTTCACTTACTATTTTGAAAGATACTTCTTTAAAATCGTTTATGTTTAGAAGAGGTCTTTTAACATTATTTGCTACTATACGATTTATACAATCAAAAAACTGATTAAATCCTTTTGTTCCTAATACATTTTCATTAAAATCTCTTCTTTTTTTCCAGGGACACTTTTCATTAGATATACATTTGCTTATTCCTAAATTTTTAGGCATAAATGTTAGAAAAAAATCTTCTTTTATTTTTCCAGCACTAAATAATTTAGGTGAATCTTCTAATATCTTTTTTGCTAATTTTGGGTCAAGAATATAATAATGTGTTTTTTTGGTTATAACAGGCATTAATACTACTGAACCATATTTATTATTAAGTTTTCTATGCGTATGTATAAATAATGGGTCATTAGAGAACATTTTTAATAATCTTGTTCCCTCTTTATTTAAATAAATAAGACCAGACTTATTTATGAGATATAATTTAAGATGAGAATTGATAATTTCATATAGATTCATGTATTTAATATTTTGATCATTAGACAAATTTATAAAAAATAAAACTATAATCAGAATTACTAAAATAGATATAATAAAATAAAAGTTCATTTTATATAATTATATATAATTTATTTAGTTTAGAGTGAAATATACTTTTCAATATTGTATATTACAATATTCCATGTAAACATATACAAAAAAAACATTATTAGATAATATTTTATCCACTCTTTATTGTTAAAATCATAAAAGTTATTTATTGTACTATAGCTTATTACTACTAAATATGATAGTAATGAAGTAATAAAAAATCTGGTTTTCATGGAAATATTAAAATGTTCGGCAAACATGAATGATAAAACATTCCATAGTCCTAACCAAATAGGTGCTATAAGTGTATATTTGTAATATACGTCACCTTTCTTTACCTTATTGAATAAATAAAAAAATGAAGCAAAAACAGGAAATGATGAAGCGCTAATAAATTGCTTTAAATATTTCATTATTAATATAATGGTATATTTTATTTAAACACATTTTAAGATTATGTTATATGTGTTGGCGTAATCTTATATTTTTTAATTTATCTTTATTTTCCATAGCATCAATCTACTTTACATATTTATATATAAACGATGATATATATAATAACACTTATCATAATACAGGAAGTTTATTAGAAAAGTGTTTTTTTGTAACTGCTTTTGTAGTAAATAGTCTTGTACATGATTATTTTTATACCTTTAGATATTGTTGGACAGTTATTTTGATTATTTTTGATAGTATGATAACTAATTACGTAATATTTTTAGGATTTATGGTTGATAGGATGCTTGTGTATCCTACTTCTCTGATATTAGGAATTACATCATCCGTTTTATTATGGATAGTTCGGTTAATAATAAAGGATATATTTTCAAATAAATAATAGTTGATTATATTAAATGAATTACAATTATATTGTAAATCCTTTAACTAATAGAAAATGTAATATCCACTCAAAAAATGGAAGAAGAATATTAAATCAATATGTGAATCAAGAAGGTGGGAGGTGTAGTATATGTAAATTTGATAAAGGAGGTAATGCGGGAACTTGTCCTTGGAAAGCAGGTTTAAGTAATAAAGATAGAATGGATAAATTAAGAGAAAATAAGAAAACAGGTAAACATAGTCAAACTGATCCTTATGAAGTTGTTCAAAAGTCACCAGTAAGATCTCCAATAGAGCGAGAATTATCGAGACAAGCTACTCCTAAATCACCCTCACCTTCAGCAGAATCACCTTTACCAGGGGTTATTGATTTAAAAAAACCACTAGAGGATATATTTAAGGAACATGACCAGAGTATAAATAATATTTTATCAGAAATAAACATAATTGATTGCAAAGAACCTCAAAGATTACCTAAACCACATGGTCAGATTTACGAGAAATTTATACAAAAAAACATATTAAAAAGAATGACACAATTATGTCAATTTTATTATGACTTCTATAGAAGTGGTCACCCCCTTGGACTTATATATGCTAATTTATATATTGATTTTATAATGTCTAAAATGATTATTATATGTAATGAAGACGCATTTTTAACAAAAACCCCTAAATATAGAGACTGGCGTAAGGAGCAATATCAGTTAGAGGAGAAGTATGGTCCACAAGACGGAATTGAAGATACTATTACTATTAATGAACCAGGCTATATTAGAACAATTAAACAAAATCCTTTTCAATGGTTTGATAAAGATGATACTCCTACTATATACTGGGATGATATGAGTTTTGTAGATAATAGAAAGGTTCTGCTTAAACAACTATTTATTATTAAATCAAAACTTGCTGATAATTTATTAAAAAGGTTAAAGCGTTCGCAACCTACCAAAACCGATAAATTTCGTTTTTTAATATCTAAAGAAGATTTAGATGTAAACAATTTAAAAGAACAAGATATTATTGAAACTTGGGATTGGGATATAATACAGACATGTGTGCCTTTAAGAGACGTCGGTTCAATACTCCATACTATAATAGATAAATATATACCCTATAATACAGGTGGTTGGGGTATGTTTAGATTATTTAATCTCGTTGAAATTGATACTAATTATGGACAAGTTTCCGCAATTAATACAAAAATGTGTTCTTGTATATGTAATAGTATCATATTTATAACTATACTTTTAATAACCGGATATCCCCGACAATGTATATTTGCCAGATTAGATAGACATCCAGCAGAACAAACTGAAGGAAGAGCATCACATTGGGGTGTTGACGTATGTCCTTATATGAGTGGATTTATGGCACGTCCTGCTATATCATTTTTTAAGGCTTGTGAACTTAATACAATAGGAGAAAGATGCGTTATTAATAAAAATATTTTCTACCGATATACAACAGATATTTTTCATTATTATAAGGAAGCAATAGAATGGAGAATGAGGATTGGCGAAGGTAGTGGATTTTATTTACAAGAAAATCTTGCACTGAAAATGTTGATAACACAATTAGAAAAGGATATTAAACAATTTGTAGATGATGAACCGTGTAAAACTTAAATATTGATATATAATAAATGAATTACAATTATATTGTAAATCCTTTAACTAATAGAAAATGTAATATCTATAGTCCTAATGGACAAAATATAATAAATCAATATCTTAATCAAGAAGGTGGTGCGTGTAGTTTATGTGGTGCTGAAGGTGTAACTAAGACAACATGTCCCAAAAATCCAGCAGCTAAGAATCCTAAACCAGAAAAACATAAACCCTCTGTTGTTCAAAAAAAGACAGAAGAGAAACAACCTAAAACTGCAAAACCATACTTATTTATCAATACGTCAGACCTAACAACAAAGCCCGGAGTTGAGACAATACCAGAAGCAATCGAAACACCTGGTGAGGATATAAATAGAAAATTTCATTTTAAAACAACATTGTTTAAACTTAAAGGTCCAAGTGATGCGGTATATTTCAATAATATGAAACTTAAAGGAGAAAAAGGTCCCGGTAGAAATATTCTTTTATTAGGAGAATACCATACATTCACCCCAGGATGTGAATCAAAAGATAATTTATTATGCTTTTCAAATTGGATAGACTATGTATCTAAGAATTCACCATATTGTTTTGATTTTTTTCTAGAAGGTACAACCAATATTTTGGGACTGAAGGGTATAAAACCAAATAAAACATTAGTTTATAAAGGTGGTAGTGATTTAGGTGATGTATCAGGAAGAGGCGATCCTTCCGATGATCCCAACATAATTATGGATACAAGAGAGCTTTTTACAGTTAGAAATATGAAAAAACTTAAAAATACCAGATTTCATAGTGTTGATCTTAGACTTATTGATGTAATTAAAAGAATGGGTGTTTTAGGACAAACTATGATAGCACCTCAACACTTATTTAATTATGAGATTGAGTATAAAGAAGAAGATGACGATTTATCTCGTACTCGAAAAACTATTGAATCATATATTGAAGATATACACCTAAGTAATCGATTTAAACAAGAGGTTACTTCGCAATTAAAAAGAGTAGGCACCCTGAAAGTATTCATAGACTTGTTAGTCAATGTGATGAATAGGTGTGATTTTACAGAATTATATAAATATGATATTATCAAAGACTTGATACTACCTGATAATGCGAGACTATTAGATGATACGCAATACACTATACAAACAATTCTAAAAAATAAGACTGAACAAAAACTCTTAAATAGATACATAGAAACCTTAAAAGACCATTCGTCAAGGTATATTATAGGAACTATCAACGAACATCTAAAGAATGCTTCCTTAAAAATAAAAGACATGAATGACCATATTTTCAATACCAAATACATAATTGAAAGACAATTATCAAAATCCTTATTAACCAAAGCCGATTTTATTGAAAATGCTGATATATGGTTTACTGGAAGAGAAAAATACAAAAATATGGTACATTTTACAGCTCAAATGTTTCTTATGGATATGTATTCTTTGTCAAGAATGTTTGCTACTTTTGATGAAAGCAAGTTAAATAGAGGTCCGATTAAGTGTAGAGATACTTTATACAAAATACCTAGAAATATAATATTCTATGGAGGGGCATTACATACAGAAAGTTATCGCAAATTTATAGAACGTCTAGACATTACCAAAAGTAAAAACAATTTTAGTAGATATGATCGATATAGTAAAAAATACGTAGAATTTAATAAAATACACAAAAATGGATTTGACTTTTTTGAAAACGCAATCTAATCACCTAAAAGATACTACCAATCTTTTTTATGTTTGAAATAATTTTGATTTTATTTTTAAAATTAATTTTTTTTAAAAATAAAACATACATGTTTAAAAAAGACCAATTGATAAGTGATTTAGAAAACATAGGTCATACAAAGACAAAACAAACATTTCCTACAGAACTTGCTGAAAAAATATATGATTATTTGAATATATTCACACCTAAAACAAAGGAGGAATTAAGTAGAGCAGTAAATCAATGGACTTGTAACAAAGAGAAAGCAAGAACCAAATATGGAGAAATTTCAACATGGGATACTTCTTTAATAACAGATATGAGTAAATTATTTAAAAATAATAAAACATTTAATGATGATATTTCAAATTGGGATGTTTCAAACGTAATAAATATGAATAGTATGTTTAACTGTGCATATGGTTTTAATAAACCTTTAAATAAATGGAATGTATCAAATGTATCAAATATGTCCGGTATGTTTTCTGAAGCTCATAGTTTTAATCAACCTTTAAATAATTGGGATGTATCAAATGTATCATATATCTCCTGTATGTTTTCCCATGCTCATAGTTTTAATCAACCCTTAAATGATTGGGATGTATCAAATGCAAAAGATATGAATAGTATGTTTAGAGATACAGAATCTTTTAATCAACCCTTAAATAATTGGGATGTATCAAAAGTAAAATCTATGCTTGGTATGTTTTCTGAAGCTCATAGTTTTAATCAACCTATAAATAATTGGGATGTATCAAATGTAAAAGATATGGAAAATATGTTTTCTGAAGCTCATAGTTTTAATCAACCCTTAAATAATTGGGATGTATCAAATG